ATACTCGTCAGGGGTCGGCATGCAATCGCCAGAAATCTACAGATACTCGTCAGGGGTCGGCATGTAATCGCCAGAAATCTTCATATGCTCGTCTGGAATCTACGTATGCTCGTCAGGAGTCTGCATTTACTCGTCCGGAATCTACGTGTACTCGTCAGGAGTCTGCATATACCCGTCTGGAACCTGCATATACTCGTCAGGAGTCTGCATATGCTCGTCCGGAATCTACATATATATGCCACAGCACGTACAAGGATAACAGGTTCCTGGATGATGAATACATCAAGGTGCTGGAAGGTCTCAGGGACAAGGACGAGACCTACTATCAGGTGTATGCTCTGGGCCAGTGGGGAGTGCTGCAAAATCTCATCTTCAAAAACTGGGTAGAGGAGGAGATCCCGGTTGATGATCAGTATTACGATGCCGTGCTCAATGGCCTTGATTTCGGGTTTAACCATCCGAGCGCCCTGGTCAGGGTGGGGGTGAAGGATGATGAACTTTTCATCTTTGACGAGATCTACGAGAAGGGCCTGACCAATAATGAGCTTATTTCCCTGGTCAGGGAAAAGCGTATAAGGCAGGCAATCACGGCAGACAGCGCAGAGCCTGCCAGGATCGAGGAATTCAGGAAAGCGGGGATTGCGATCAAGCCCTCGATCAAGGGGCCTGGCTCGGTCAAAGACGGCATCGATTGGGTAAAGCGGCACAGGATTCACATTCACCCCCAGTGTGTGAACACGGTAAAGGAAATCGGCGCGTATAAGTATAAAGAAGACAAGAACGGGAACGTGTTTGATGAGCCGGTTCCGTTCAATGACGACGCTATGAGTGCTCTGCGGTATGCGGTTGAGGAGTTGGTAACCACGATCGAGATCGAGTTTGAGGTTGCCTCAGAGCGAGAGTCTGCCTACTCGCTTGATAGATTTTGAGGCTGTCTATTCTCTCGTTTGAGGCTGGCTATTCTGACAGGTTTTGAAAATGGCTACTATGGCTAATTGGTCCTCTCGCTAAGTGTATACCACGAGGATCATCCACCCAGGTGTGAGGTAATCACAAAGCCCCCTCACCCCAGCCCTCTCCCCGGAGGGGCGAGGGAGCTAAAAACGACACCGCTCCTGAGCTGGCTGTTGCCTCACACACTTAGTACGTCATTTCATAAATAAGGTTACGTACTGTAAGCGTGTTTCATCAGAGAGCAGTAGCTAAGATCGAGAAATCCAGCGTCCCCGTATTTATGAAATGGAGCACTTAGCGAGAAAAGCACTAATGAAGAGCTGAAAGAGTATGGCCAATGACGAGCTGAAAAAGAATAAAGTGGGATTTAAGGACGAAATAGCCACAATCGAAAGGGATGTGGACTATTTTTCAGGGTATCTGACCTATTTCCCGAATCCTGACTCGATCCTGGAAACCGAGGCCAATGGCGAAGGGATAAAGCTCTACGACAAGATCGAGAAGGACTCTCACGCATACTCGGTACTTCAGACACGGTATTTATCGATCGTGGGCAAAGAATGGGAAGTGATCCCGGCGGACGCAGGCAGGGGGCCGGGCAGGCCAGCCAAAAATACACGAGAGCAGCAGATCGCGGACTTTGTAGCCAAAGTCTTTGAGAATGCGAACTTTGACCAGATGCGCTCTGAAATCCTTCAGGCGATCCTCTATGGCTATTATGTTATCGAGGTCCTCTGGGATGTGAACGCTCAAGGGAAGGTCATCGTCAAGAAGTTTGTGGGAAAGCACCCTCGGCGCTTTTGCTTTACTACCAGGCGGGAACTCAGGTTGATTACGCCGGATGCCCTGGTAGAAGGCATACCTGTTCCGAATAGAAAATTCATAATCTTCCAGTGGGGAGACAGCGATAATCCCTATGGCAAGGGCCTTGGTCAGAAGCTGTGGTGGCCTGTATGGTTTAAGAAGCACGGGATCAAGTTCTGGCTTGTTTTCCTTGAAAAATACGGTATGCCGACTACGGTCGGAAAGTATCCGGCAGGGACTCCGAAGGAAAAGCAGGATGAGCTTCTCTCTGCAATCAAGGCGATTCAAACGGCATCTGCCATCAAGATTCCTGATGGGATGTTGGTGGAACTTCTGGAGGCGACCCGGCAGGGGCAGGCGACATACGAGACTCTGTGTGAGTACATGGATCGGCAGATATCAAAGACCGTTCTGGGCCAGACACTCACATCGGACACCAGTCAGGTAGGGGCATTGGCTACGGCGAAGGTACATAACACCGTCCGTCAGGATCTTATGGAAGCTGATGCAGACCTTCTCGATGCCTGCCTGAACGAAACGGTCATCAAGTGGCTGGTGGATTATAACTTTGCCGGCGTTACGGTTTATCCGAAGATCATGACCTATACGTCGGCAAAGCCGGACCTCGCAGAGCGAAGCGGAATCGATAAGACCCTGGCCAAAGATATCAGGCTGCCGATGGCTAAATCTTATTTTTACCAAACATATGGAGTCCAGGAACCAGGGCCAAACGATGAGCTTGTTAATCCGGCGACCGATAACGCGCCGTGGCAGGATAATCAAGGCTCGTTGTCACCTTTGTCACCTTTATCACCTTTTCCTGGTAACAAAGCTCTCTCGTCGTTCGGATCTAATCCTTCTGCCAGCAACAAAGCTTTCTCGTCGTTCGGATCTGATCCTTCTGCTGGCAACAAAGCCTTCTCGTCGTTCGGATCTAATCCTTCTGCTGGCAACAAAGCTTTCTCGCCGTTCGGTTCTGCGACTTCTGCTGGCAACAAGGCTCTCTCGTCGTTCGGATCTGACCCTTCTTCTGCTCCTGATATGGCCACCGCTTCACGATCCTTCCTTGATGGGTTGACAGAGGAGGCGGTCAAAGAGGCTCAGATACTGTTTATGAATTTAGCCAAACCAATCCAGGACCTGGTCATGAACGCCGGGTCCCTGGAAGAGATCAGGGACAAGGTCCTGGAGACCTATGACCATATAGATGCGCAGAGCCTTGAAAATCTCATGGCTCAGGTATTCACCCTGGCCAGGCTGGCCGGAGTAGCGAAGGGTAAAGATGCCATCGATAATCTCGCTTACAGCACTGCCGTTTAAGGCGGCGATAGCGTTTTTTAAGAAGAAGGTCCTCCTCACCTCGCAGGAGTTTTACAGCCTGACTGATGAGGCCAGGGACATGGCGTTTACGGTCAGCCGTGTGGTTAAAATGGATATCGTCAAGGATATTTATGATTCGGTTAACGACGCGATAGCCAATGGTGAAACCGTCTCCGATTTTCGGAAAAAGCTCGGTGAGGTGATGGTGGCTAAAGGCTGGGGAGGGCTTTCTCCCTGGCATGCTGATACGGTGTTCAGGACAAATGTGCAATCAGCATATTCTGTCGGCGAATACCGGCAATTCACGAAGCATCAGGAAAGTTTCCCTGCCTGGGAATACCAGGCGACCGATGACAGCAGGGTGCGGCTGGCTCACCTTCTCCAAAATGGGAAGATTTATCCGGTTGATCACCCGTACTGGAAGACCTGGTATCCGCCAAACGGGTATAACTGCCGGTGCGACGTGAGGCCAGTTCACAAATATGAGATTGAGGGCAGAGGACTCAAAGTGCTCAGCGACGACGAGACAGGAATAACAAAGAGGGTTTTGAATCCGGTCACAGGCGAAGAAGAGAACGTCACCATTAAGCCTGATCCGGGATTCGAGCATAATCCAGCGCTTCATGAGTGGACGCCTGACCTGAATAAGTACCCGGAGAAATTGGTGGAACTGTTTGCAAGGGAAGGACAGTGATGCCAGAGTTAAAAATTGGCCAGCAGCAATAAGACGATGATATTCGTTAAGGGAGAGCATGGATTCCCGCTCTCGCGGGAATGACGTATGTGGTGGCCGAATGTATGACCAAGGCTGGCAATGATTAACGGGAGAGACGGTAGGGAGATGCAATAATGCCAGAGGCAATAATCAAGGGGAGATGCGGTAATGCCGGAGGCAATAATCAGAGGTCAGGATGGGGCTGATTACGAGCGTTGACTGGAGGAGACAAAGCATCTGGGAGATGCTCGATACGGGGTGTGTATGTCGGCCTATAAAGCGCACCATGAGAAAAATACAAAAGGCGAGTGGGTTCGAAAAAAGGGCCATGCCAAAAACGAGAAAGGAGAGTGGACCGTGCCAGGATCTGTGTCAGGGTTTGTGTCAGGATCTATGCCAGGGTTTGCAGGCTTTGAAGATTGGGTACCCATATTCATGGGCGGAAAGCAAACGGATTCGAACGGTAAGTCTCATGATGGGGACGAACTGATCGAGAAGGCAGTCAAAACATTTGACCCCACATACCACGAACCGCCTGCGGTGTTGGGTCACCCCGAACACGACAAGCCGGCGTATGGATGGGTCGAAGGGTTGCGCAAAGTTGCAGAGGATGTGAAGGGGATCGGGAAAGTCAATGTGCTCTATGCCAAGTTTAAAGATGTGGTGCCGGAATTCGCTCAGGCGGTGAAAGACGGGTTGTTTAAGAAGCGCTCGGCCAGCTTCTATCCTGACGGAAGGCTGAGGCATGTGGGTTTTTTGGGCGCTATGCCTCCGGCAGTCAAGGGGCTGGCGAACCTGAAGTTCGCCCAGTTCGATGAGCAGGCCAGCAAGGGCGGCCTTATCGCATTCGATGAATTGAACTTCACGGCCAGGAAAGACGCCAGCGGCCTGCGCGGGATATTACACTCTCTCAGAGACTATATCATCGGGGAGAGTGGAACCGATTTCGCTGACCGGATCTTGACCCGTGAGCAGATTGAAGAATTAACGAGCGGCGTTGCTGCCACCGTTCAAGGAAAACAGATTGAAGGATTAGCGAGCGGTCTTACTGGCGTTCAAGGAAACAACGTTGCTGCCGTATACGGAAATGTTACTGGCGCACATGGAAACGTTACTGGCGTTCAAGGAACCAACGTTGCTGCCGTATACGGAAATGTTACTGGCGCACACGAAAACGTCACCGACGTTCAAGGAAACGTTACTGGTGTTCGAGGGAATGGTACTACCGCTCAAGGAAGCGTTACTGACGTATACGGAAATGTTACCGGCGCGCACGGAAATGTCGCTGGCGTACAAAGAAACGGTACTACAGTTCAAGGAAACGTCACCGGCGTTCAAGGAAGAGAGGAGGATAAGGATATGCCCTACAGTGAAGAGCAAGTCAAAGCACTTTTGGACCAGCAGAGGGCCGCATTTGCTGAGGAGTTGAAGAAGCAGGAAGAGCGGATTACGGCTGCTCTGAGAGTGCAGTTTAGCGAAGAAGGCAGGAAGAAGGGAATAGGTGCCTTTTGCGATGGCCTGGTGAGAGGGGGGAAAGTCCTCCCTGCCTGGATCGAAGGCGGACTGAAGGCCTTCATGGAGCATCTTGAAGGCGGTGAACCTGTCCAGTTTGCCGAGAATCGCAAAGAGACTCCCCTGGAATGGTTTCAGAGGTTTCTCCAGGACATGCCCGACATGGTCAGATTCGACGAGTTTGCCAATGGGGACAATAAGGTATTTTCCGATGATTCCCAGGCCCTGATTGAAAAGCTGATCAAGGACAAGCAGACCAAGAATCCCAATATGAGCTATGCCGAGGCGTTCAACGTCGTTCAAATCGAGTATCCGGCTGTAGCTGGAGCGTATATGAACGCTGTTTCGAATCAACGCCCGGCGGTTAAGACGAAATAAGCTGTCGGCAAAGAGGCAGGCCAGGGCTACACGGCTACGGCTGGCCTATTCAAGTTATCGCCCTTCGGGGTGGACCTTGGAATGAGGCGGCAGTCACGGCGTTATAGTGGAAGCGGCTTCCAGCCGCTTGAATAAGCGCCAGGATGGCGCTTCCACTATACATGCACCGCCTTCCAGACCGCCGGGCGGACTTTGGAATGAGGCGGCAGCTTTGTGTTGAGTACTTTGTAGTGAATACGGTGGTGGACACGCGACTTCCTGCCTGGCGAGAGGAGCAGGGAACGCCTGCGGCGTCGCTTACCGTGAAAACACAGTTTGAGAGATTGATTTTACTGAAAAAAACACATTCGTTTTCATCCTCGGGGGTGAAAAAAGCTTTTTCATGAACGTTTAGTCCACCCTACATGTATCTGGCTACGGAACTGGCCGGAGTCGGCCACATTGAGCTTATGGATGGCCACGCTCGATCGTGGCCAATTGGAGAAGAGGAGATTTTACATGTCTACTGAAAATAAGCTGCTGGACCTTCCATACCTCGCGGCGGAGGACCTGTCCAGCTACCAGTATCACTTTGTGGTAATGAATTCTTCCGGGCAGGTACGTCTGCCAGATTCGGCCAATGAGGTAGCCTTTGGTATCTTGCAAAATGCTCCTGCAAGCGGGGAGATTGCTGCTGTTCGGGTTGCCGGAGTGAGCAAGTTCAAGGGGAATGCGGCCATCGGTATTGGCAAATTTATCCGGCCAGAGTACGTATCTGCGTCAGATGCTGGCAAGGGTCAAGATGCGGGCGCTGGATGGCTATCAGCTCGCGGTTATGTCCTGGAGGATACGGGGGCAGAGAACGATCTTGGATCGTGCCTGCTGCTTACGCCTCCTCCAATTGCACTTGGCTGGAACGGACAGGTACCGGTTACCCAGGGAGCTACCACTGCGATTACAACCGCCGGGGCCGCCACATACACAGCAGCTCAATTGCTTGGCGGATATATCCTCCGTGATCCTGCCGGCGCTGACCGAAGCGATGTGTCTCCGGCAGCCGCGGACATTATCGCGGCTATCACCCAGGCAGCAACCGGCAATAGATTCCAGTTTATCATTAAAAACACGGCTGATGCTGCCGAGACAATCACGCTGACTGCCGGGTCTGGAGTTACCTTGAGCGGCACCATGACCATCGCTCAGAACAACTCCAAACGTTTCCTGGTCGAGGTCACGGGAGCAACAACCGTTACCATTTACAGCCTTGGAACCGCAGTCCATTAATGTGGTGAAACTACTCAGGTAGATAGGCTGTAGCCATTCAGGCTGTAAGAAAGACTCATGCGGCCAGGGAGAGTGGAGAGTGAGAGAGAGTGGAGAGTGAGAGAGTGGAGAGTGAGAGCGCAAAAACGCTCCAACGCTTCACGCTCTAACGCTGCAGGAGGCCGCCCCTAATAGGCTAATAGGCTAACAGCCTACAGCCCAACAGGCTAATAGCCTACAGCCTACAGCCTGACAGGCTAATAGTCTACAGCCTGAACAACCTGAGTAGCTGCCAAAAGACAGGAGGTTTAATAATGCCACAACCGAATGTGCGGGATTTGATTGTTGCGGGGCCATTGGCGAATGTATCGATCGCCTACCGCAACAAAAATTACATAGCGGACAGGGTCTTTCCTCTCTTGAACGTGGAGCCAAAGGCCAAGGTCGCCAAGTATAACAAGGGGGCATGGTTTCGGGATGAAGCCGGTTATCGTGCTCCCGGCACCAGAGCCAAACGGGGCGGATATCCGGTATCGTATGTGGATATCAGCACCAAGGAAAATGCCTACGCCAAGGAGGTCACTGACGAGGATCGGGAAGACGCGGCTGTGCCTGGCGCACCTCCCCTGAAACCCGATCAGGACGCCATAGAGTTTTGCTCTGACAAGCTCGATATGCGGCGGGAAGTCATGGTAGCCGCGGCGATTGTCGGAAGCTCCGCTGTCTGGAGCGGTCTGACCGGCGGGGAGAGTGCAGGCGGGTTATGGGCGGCTGGAGCAGGGAACACTTTCATCGATGATATTGAATACCGGCTTGAGTACATTCGCTCCCAAACCGGTATCAGACCAAATATTCTGATTATGTCAGCCAATACTCTCTCCGAGATCAAGAAAGAAGCGACGGTTATCGATCGCTATAAGTACGTTCAGCCGGGGAAGGTAACGGCAGCACTTATCGCTGCTCTCTTTGATCTGGATGAAGTAATCATTGGAGATGCGGTCAAGAGTACAGCCAGGGAGGCCGCAGATGGAAATGATTTCAGTGCGCAGGATATCTGGGAGCAGACCGCAGGGAAGGGTTCTGCCTGGCTTGGATATCGCCCTCCTGCGGCGGGATTGAAAACACCCTGCTCCGGGTACCAGTGCCGGAAACGATACGGCAATGGGCAATTGCGGAAAATCAGCACCTGGCGTGAGGCTGCCGAGCATCAGGATGTGTACGAGGTAGCGGAAGAAATCCATGTTGTGCAGACCTGCTCTGATCTGGGGTTCCTCTGGAATAACACCATTGCAACGTAATGGCTTAACGATTTGGTTTAGGCAAAGGCGAGGGGCGGGGCTTGCAAGCGTTCGCTCTCCCTCTCCCATAGCCTCTTCTCAAAAGGGAATGGAAGGAAGACTGGCGAAGGCTGGTAGAGCCTCTGCCTTTCAACTCCCTCTACCCTTGGGAGAGGGCTGGGGTGAGGGGGCTGAATGCTTGCCCCTGCCCTTGTTCAGGATGCTTAGGAGAGTTAACCATATGCCTTACTGCACGCAATCTGATATCGAAAAACAGATATCCGTGGATGAGTTGATCCAGATAACCGACGATCGTGGTACCTTGGCTGCGGATACGCTGGATGGCTCAATAGCTGCCGATGCTGCGTCCATAACCCTGACTGATGCGGCTGATTTTCCTCCTTCCGGCAGGATCAAAATCGGCACCGAGGAGATCACTTACACGGGAAAGTCCTCCAACACTTTAACCGGCTGCACGCGAGGGGTCAACGGGACGGTCGCTCAGGCACACGATGACGCTGCCGAGGTGGACGAGGTAAACACGGTCAACTCCGAGGTCATTGCTCAGGCCATTGTAGACGCCGATGCCGAGATCGACGCTTACTGCGGATCACAGTTCAGCGGGCTGC